CTTCTTCGTTGTATAGTTTGATTCGTTCAACGAGATGTTCTAGGGTGTAATTTCTTTTTGACTTCCAAGATACGTCATCACCAATATCGAAAAGATTACAGGCGACTTTATTATCTCCGAGCCGCAAGCCTCGCCCGATAGATTGGAGGTTGCGTATTCTGCTCTTTGAAGGCGAGGCAAATACTACGTTATGTAGATTCTTTATATTTATACCTGTTGAGAATGTTCCATACGAAGCAATGATAATTGCATTATCTGATTTTTCGGTAAGAGCGCGAATATTTTCTCTCTGATCAGTGTCGGTTCCGCCATGAACAAAATAGACTGGACGGTTTTCACCCGACTTACCTTTGATTATATCAAATAAGACAGAACCGTGCTTTTCTACAAACTGAAATAAGACTAGAGTGTTTCCCTTGCGATCTATAACTAAGTTACTAATGAATGTATTGCGCCAGTGATCGCGAACAAGCCAATCCACTTCCTCTTGATATTTCATAGTCTTCATCATCTTCTTATCTTCATCAGTATGATTTAATAAGAGACAAGTAATATCAAGTTCGGCGACGCTACCTTTTTCCATCAGTTCTTTTGTGGTAATAACTTTAGTGACTGGACCAAAGCAACCTTCTAGAACGAGGCGATGTGTTTTAGTTCCATCTAATGTGCCTGTAGTTCCGAAACGCCAATGGGCATTCGGGCATTTATTCATAATTGTAGATAATGATTTAGCTTTAAATAAGTGAGCCTCGTCACCGTAAACAACATCAAACTTCTCAAACCATTTCTTCGGAAACTTGTATATAGATTGCCAAGTCGAAATCGTTATAGGATATTCGTTTGATTTTTCTTTACCGCCATAGATACGATGGCAGTTTTCGCTCGCCGCCCAATCTACTTCACTAGCGTAGTCTTGGAAGTCTCCATACATCTGCTCCACGAGCGATGTTGTCGGAACAATGATAAGTTGCTTCTTATTTCTCTTCTGAAAATAACGCATCAGCGTATAGATGATCAGAGATTTACCTGAGGCAGTCGGCGACAATAGCAGGGAACGTCCACCCTGTATACCCTTACGAACAGCTTGAACCTGATAGTCACGGATCTCAATAGGTTTACCACCACCATGTAACTGTAACTCGTCAGCAAACTTCTTAACATATTCAGACGATACGATATCACCCTTTGATTCTACTTGGTTGTCGACTGTATATTCGAGCTGTTTAGCAAAGTCTTCAAGATACTTGATAAGACCAACAGGAAGTTCTTTGTTGAACATATTGAATAGTCTGGCTTTACCATCCCACATACGTGACTTGTATGCAGGCATAAACTTTGCTCCTGGAACATCAAATGTAAAGAAGTCATTTAGTTCCTGAAGGATACCTGTATCACAATCAACGTGCAAATTTACTGCATCTTTATATGTGATAGTAATGTCAGTCATTACATAAGACCATTCGTAAATTTAGTCCACTCGATACCGTTCTTGATGTCCCATGTTCTGCTATTGATAGAACGCATTACGCGGTCAAGAAAATCGCATACTGTTTTGATGTATTCGACCTTGTTCATCTGCTCTTGTAAGTCATCATCCGACTCAACCATCTCTGCCATATCATTCTTGAGAGGTTTATTTCCGAGCCACTGATCCCAACCGAGGGCATCAAGTTCTTGTTTTGAAAGTTCGCCTCTCCAATATTGTTGTTTGACACGGCGCAACTTAAAGAAAGCTGCCTCGCTTTTACGCAATTGTAACTTGAAATTGGAAAGATGGTTGAGGTATTTGGAATGAAGTTCAGCTGTTTTAATTGTTGCTTTACCGAGTTCTAACTCGTCAATCTTGCAGTCTGTAGACCATTCGTCTTGGAGTTCTTTTAAAGTAATCATGCATCAATAATATAGTAGTTTCAAGGAAAAGTCAAGATTAAGATACTGTCTCAATCTTAAATGTGCGATATCTAAACCCAGCAATACCAACGAAATAATCGCCAGCACCTTGAGAAATATCGAAGTCCAGCCCCTCAAGGCTAGTCGGGAAGGCATCAATGAATGTAATCTTTACATTAGGGTTATTATTAGAATCAAGAACAAACAGAGTTGCGTCACTTACTTGCGCGATAGCCTCTTTCTTATTCTTGGAAGCAGTAGCAGTTCTATATTCTTGCGACTTGATAAAACTTGTAAACTGCTCATGACTTTCGGGAAACCCAAGACCTGTCAACCAATTGTATAATTCAACATAGTTAGCCATATCCTCTTGAATCAAGAATCTAATCATAAGTTCACCGAACTGAACTTTGTCTCCTGGAAAGGGGATGTTAGCGAGAGGTGTGCTTATTTCAGGTTGCCCAATAGACATCTGAGGGATGTTTGCTGCCTGACAGAAGAACGATACATTAGGAATGTTCGCAATCTGAAAACGGAAACCATTTGGGCGCAGAAAGTCTAGCTCGGTAGGATTACTTCCTCCATCGAACTGTGCTTCTGTTACATTTGTGATAGGATTGTATGCCATACTCTATTTATACGCAAAAAAAAGAGGCGATCCGAAGACCGCCTCTCTAATAAGTGGTTGGTTATCCCAACTCTTATTGTTTACATCAGGTTTGTAACTTTAACCGAACGATAGTATTGGTTACGATCAGCTGTAAATGTGTCAGCGTCTGTAGTTCCGTTGGCTTGCGTTACGAATGGGTTAGCGACCATGCCGTAACGAGTCTTGAAGCCAATTTTAGGCTGGAAGTCAGTTGGATCGATGGCACGAACTTGCTGCAGCGGCACATATGGGCAATAGAAGATACCAGCGTCATAAGCACTAGAACCTTTATAGCCAACAACGTAGAACTGAGAAGCAGCACCAGTGTTTGCACTGTATGGGTCGATGTATACACGATAGCGACCATTCAGCACACCAGCGAAGGTGTTACCTGTGTCATCTACGTTCAGGTCAGTTGACAGAGCTGGAGCATAATCCAGAACGCCAGCCATTGACAGAGCAGAAGCTACGTCAGATGAACATACGATGAAGTTACCTTTACCGCGACGAGTGTCTTGAGCAATTACGTTGGCATCACGTTCGATGTTGAACAGGAGACCTTTGAAACGCTCAACCGACCAACGACCATTGGAGTCAACGTCCAAGTCGAATGTGCCAGCAGTTGCTGTAGAGGCAGAACCTGTTTTAGCAACTTTGTAGATTGTGCGGATAACTTCGCGGTTGATTTCAGCCAGAATTTCCTGAGACAGGATGTTTGACAATTCGCTTTCAGCGTCAAGACCGTGAATTGCTTTCAAGTCTTGAGCCAGTTCGATTGTGTATTCGGCTTTCAGTGCGCGAGTTTTAGCTGTTACGGTTGTTTTCTCGATCGAGAAAGCCATTTCAGCTGGGTTAACAGACTCACCAGTAGCAGTGGCCATGCCAGTGCCTGTAGTGTAAGTGCCGTCAACTGGGTTAGAACCAGCGTGTGTGCCAGTGCCAGAGAAGTCTGTGTCAGCTTCGTTGAACAGAGCTTCAGTGCCAGTTTGCGATGTGAAGTGTGACTTCATTGCGAAGATCAAACCAGTTGGACCAGTCATTGGCTGAACGCCACAGACATCATAAGCCATCAGGTTTGGCAACGCACGACGAACCAGAGAAATCAATACTGGGTCGTAGTTGTCGATAGAAGCACCAGTAGCGTTTTCTGATTCGAAGAGAGCTTGTTTCTCTTCGCGCAGAGCGGCTTCTTGGTTTTCAAGAACGACTGCCGTAACATTACGACGATGAGCGTCCTTGATTTGTGGAAGTTCTGGGTGGTCCAATACTGGAGCCCATTTTTCCATTTGTGATTCTGAAAGATACATCTTTCGTCTCCTTGCTTAGTTGATTTTAACTGTTATTATTTATAAAAAATTATCTTTTTACCGATTTCGAAATCGCACGAGTATAAATGCTAATTGGTGAGCTACCATCTACTGATTCAGTAATTGATTCGTCATCAACGAGTTTATCTTCTTCAGATGCTTTTTGAGCAGGGAAATAGTTTTCCTTAATCACTGACAATTTTTCAGCATATTCGCTGTCGAAAGTCACATCTTCTACGAGTTTACCGAACTTTTCAGATTCAGTTACTGTCAAGTCAGCAGTTGCTTCTTTGATAGCAGCATCTTTTTCAAGTTCGATTTTAGCAGCAGACAACTCAACTTTTTGTTCAGTTGATTCGTCCAGCTTTGCTTTGAGTGATTCGATCTCACTCTGCATTTCACCCAGAACATCGTATTTCTCTTGTGGAACTTCGATGTAATGCTCGGCAAAAACATTTTTCAAGGAGCCGACGAATGATTCAGTGATCTCGTTGCGCAGACCGCGCTCAATAGCGAGTTCATTTTCTTTCATCCAGTTTTCGGCTACATAGTTCAGGTATCCATCGATCTTCTGAACCATTTCTTCCATGAATGTTTCTTGTGCGATTTTGGCTTCTTCAGCCAACTCGGTTTGAATGTCTTCGATTTCAGCTGATACACGAGCTGTTACTACAGCTTCAAACAGACCAGCGGCTTTCGTTT